TCAAATACGTATCAGAAATTAAAGGTGCAGTAAATGCTACACTAGGTGGCATGAACACACTAGAAGTACAAGAAGCTAGTTCGTCGACTTACTTCTTTAGATTACCAGGCGATTATAGCAGAACTTATAAACTTGCTTACACTTACAAAAGTGCAGTTGCTAATGCTCAACGAGCAGGCACAATGACATTTATGTTAGATGCTGGCACAAACACACTATTGTTTGAAGACGAGCATGATTATCAAGGTGATGCTAATTATGAAACAGCGTTAACCTTTACGGCAACAACTGTTAACACAGATGGCGTATCAGGGGTTGACACGATCATAGTTTCTATGTTAAACTCAATAACAAATGATCAAGGTGAATTTAATTACAAAATCAAAGTTTTGAGTTAATGAATGAAATAAAATTTGAACAAAAAGTAAAACTGTGGAAGAACTTACGAGTTAACCTCGAGTCTCATCCGAGACCATTTAGCTTGCTAACACAGTTTACAAGTACGTTAAAAACAAGTAGCAGAAAAGACTCTCCGTGGGATCCAAAAAGTGTCATACACCCTTGGAACTTAATAGAGAATAACTCATTTACTGAGTATGAAATTGCGCTATTAACTTGCTATACTTTACAGTTAACAGACCGTTTTTGTCTAGCAGAAGTAGAGATACATATCAGTAAGGACTTAGAAAACGAACAAACCATGTATCTAGTGTACTTGGACAAAAGTATAGTCTTAGGATACAACAATGAAGTACTAACAATGAACGACTTACCGGAAAACATTATATCACAAAAGACGATACCAATGCCTCCACTACACTAAATAATTTTGAAACAAGGGAAAGAAGTAGAATGAAATCAGATCTCAATATTTTAAAACGTAACGGCGAACGTACTACGTTAGACATTAATAAAATACACAAAGTAGTAACACATGCCTGTGACGGACTAGCAGGAGTGAGTAGTAGTTTAATTCAAATGAATGCAGGCATCCAGTTTGCAGACAACATGACAACAACTGACATCCAAGACTTGCTAGTTAGATCTGCAAATGACCTAATCTCGTTAGAAAGTCCAAATTATCAATTTGCCGCGGCACGTTTGTTGTTGTACGGTCTGTATAAAGATGTATTTGGTACGTTTGAAAAGACACCATTGATTGATATGATTAATCAAAATGTAGGCAAAGGATTGTATGATCCGGAACTATTAGAAAAATACACAGCAGAAGAAATTGCAACACTAGACAGCTATATCCGTCACAAGCGTGATGAGAACTTTACCTATGCAGGCTTGCGCCAAGTAGTAGACAAGTATCTTATTCAGGATCGTAGCACAGGAGAGCTATTTGAATCTCCACAGCACATGTACATGATGATTGCGGCAACATTGTTCGCTAATTATCCTGCATCAGAACGTATGCATTATGTAAGGAGATACTACGATGCGACCTCACTATTTAAAATCAATATCCCAACGCCAGTTATGGCAGGCGTCCGTACTCCGGTTCGCCAGTTTGCCTCTTGCGTTCTCGTTGACGCTGATGACACCCTCGATAGCATCTTCGCTTCAGACATGGCCATTGGTCGCTATACTGCTCAGAGAGCAGGAATTGGAATCAACGCAGGAAGAATACGTGGAGTAAACGCCCGCATTAGAGGTGGTGAAGTAGCACACACAGGTATTGTCCCGTTCCTAAAGAAGTTCGAAGCAACTGTACGTTGTTGTACACAAAATGGTGTACGTGGCGGAAGTGCTACTACACACTTTCCTTTTTGGCATCAAGAGATTGAAGACATTCTTGTACTAAAAAACAACAAAGGTACAGAGGACAATCGTGTACGCAAGCTAGACTATTCAATTCAGCTTAATAAAACTATGTACGAACGATTGTTATCTGGAGGCGATATAACTTTGTTCTCGCCGCATGATGTACCTGGATTGTATGAAGCATACTTTGGTGATGCTGACAAGTTTAAAGAACTATACGAAAAGTTTGAGCGTTCAACTAAGATTAAAAAGAAAACTATTTCAGCAATGGACTTGTTTAGTGCGTTAATTAAAGAACGTGCAGAAACAGGCCGCATTTATATTATGAATGTTGATCACTGTAACACACACAGTTCATTCTTAGACACAGTTTACATGAGTAATTTGTGTCAAGAGATTACACTACCAACTAAGCCGCTTACTCATATTGATGACCCAGATGGTGAAATTGCATTGTGTATCCTAAGTGCTATTAACGTAGGTATTATTAGGAACTTAGACGAGCTAGAAGAACTATGTGAACTAGCAGTACGTGCGCTAGAAGAAATTATTGACTACCAAAAGTATCCAATCAAAGCCGCAGAGATTAGTACCAAAGCAAGACGTAGTTTAGGTGTAGGCTATATTGGTCTTGCACATTATCTTGCTAAGAATCAAGTTAAGTATGACGATCCTAAAGCATGGCAACTAGTACACGACTTGAGCGAAGCGTTCCAATACTATTTGTTAAAGGCGTCAAACACTCTTGCAAAAGAACGTGGTCCTTGTGAATACTACGACCGAACTAAATACTCAGTAGGTATACTTCCAATTGATACATACAAAAAGGAAGTAGATACTATTGTGGAGAACAAGTTAAATTATGATTGGAATAGTCTACGGGCATCTATCAAAGAACACGGAGTCAGGCACAGCACTTTGTCCGCACAAATGCCTTCAGAGAGTAGCTCCGTTGTGTCGAACGCAACAAACGGAATTGAACCACCTAGAGGATACTTGTCCGTTAAAAAGTCCAAAAAAGGGCCTCTTAAGCAAGTTGTTCCGCAGTATCAAACGCTAAAGAATCACTACACATTATTATGGGATATGCCTAGTAACGAAGGGTATATCAATATCGTTGCTGTTATGCAAAAGTTCTTTGATCAAGCAATTAGCGGCAACTGGAGTTATAACCCAACACAGTTTGAAAACAATGAAGTACCAATGAGTGTAATGATCGGCGACTTGCTGAACACATACAAGTACGGCTGGAAGACATCTTACTATCAAAACACATACGACTATAAGACAGACGGCGACTTAGCTGATGTTGAGCCAGAAGTAGAACTAATGGCAAGAGATGAGTTTAGTGGTACTGATGATGAGTATGATGAATTTTGTGACAGTTGCGCAATTTAAAGGTTGACATGCACAACAACATATGTTACACTAGTATAATGTTAAAAAGGGAAATGAGATAACATGGCAAAGACAGTATTTAATCAGGACAAAGTTGATTTCACCAAGAGCACAATGTTCTTTGGTCCAGATCAAAACACACAGCGATATGATGTGTTTAAATTCCCAGAGTTTGATAAACTTAATCAAACTATGCTTGGGTACTTTTGGAGAGCAGAGGAAGTGAGTCTACAAAAAGACCGTGCTGACTTTGCAAACTTTCGTCCAGAACAAAAGCACATTTTTACAAGTAATTTAAAGTATCAAACATTGCTAGACAGTGTGCAAGGACGTGGACCCAGTCTAGCGTTTTTGCCTTATGTATCGCTTCCTGAACTAGAAGGGTGTATTGTTACTTGGGACTTCTTTGAAACAATTCATTCACGTTCGTATACACATATTATGAAGAACGTATATTCTGATCCAAGTGAAGTGTTTGACACTATCTTAGATGACAAAGAAATTCTAAAACGTGCAACAGCAGTTACTAAAAACTATGATGCATTTACAGAAGCGGCAGATGCTTGGTTCCATCGAGGAGAAGGCACTCTGCGAAATGTTAAGAAGTTAATGTTCTTAGCAATGATGAATGTAAACATTTTGGAAGGCTTGCGTTTTTACGTTAGCTTTGCATGTACGTTTGCATTCGCTGAGTCAAAAGTAATGGAAGGGTCTGCAAAGATTATTTCGCTTATTGCTAGAGACGAAGCAACACACTTAAACCTATCTACACAGATCCTCAAGCATTGGCTTAAAGGTAACGATGATCCAGAGATGGCAAGCGTTGCTAAAGAGTGCGAAGAAGAGATCTACGAGATGTGGCGTACATGTGTTGAAGAAGAAAAAGCATGGGCGGATTACTTGTTTAAGGACGGAGCAATCATTGGCCTAAACGAAGAACTACTATATCACTATGTGGAGTATATTGCTAACCGCAGGCTTAAAGCACTAGGTTACAAGACCATATTTGATCGTCCAGTTAATACTAACCCACTACCTTGGACACAACATTGGTTGAGTTCGTCAGGCTTGCAGGTCGCTCCCCAAGAGACAGAGGTCGAATCGTACATCATCGGCGGCATCAAACAAGACGTGGACAAGGAGTCATTGAAAGGCTTTAGTTTATGAACAATCAAGAAACTATTGTGTACAGTAAAGTAAACTGTCCTTCTTGTGTAAAAGCAAAGAGGGTACTAGATAACTTGAACGTGCCGTACACTTTACAAACGCTAGGAGAAGATATTCAACCTAGCGAGCTTATGGAACTCTTCGAACAGAAAGGTTTGCCAGCACCAAGAACTGCACCGCAAATCTTCCTTAACGGAGATTACATCGGAGGCTATGAACAACTAGTCTCTTATATCGAAGACACCGGGTTCAATGGAACCGGACACTCATTATCATAAAAGTAGGAATAAAATATGTTAATTGAAGTACCGTACAAAGACGGCGATACTATTACTTTTAAAACTGTAGCAGGTGAAGAAGTAATTGCTCGCTTAGTACAAAAAGCAGAAGATTCAATGAAGATCAGTAAGCCAATGGCACTTACTATGAACAAAGATGGACTAGGACTAGTGCCGTTTATGTTTACAGTGTCAAAGGATAGTGACGTAATTATTAATTTAACTACTGTCGTCTTTATTGCCAAGACCGAAAAAGGTATGGCAGATCAATACATTGAATCAACAACATCAATCAAACTAGTTTAAAGGAGAAACAAACTATGACAATACATGAAGAAATCGTTGCACAATTTGAAGCGTACCTAGCAGAGAATGAAAAATTTGAAGGTGGTACAAAAGCCGCGGCCGCAAGAGCTCGTAAAGCACTTGGCGATCTAGGCAAGCTAACTAAAGCGAAACGTGCTGAGATTCAAGACAAAAAGAACAATATGTAATAAATATTATACTGGGCGCAAGTCATTAGGATTTGCGCCCTATATATTGAAGGGCAACTCATGACACAACAGGGCAAATTAAAATGGTACAACCACGTGAAAGGTTACGGCTTTATTGGGCGTGAAGAAGGCCAATCAGATCTGTTTGTACACATATCCGAATTCCGCAAAATAGGCATCAAGAAAGTTATAGACGGTATGCATATCGAATACGATCTAGATGACCACAATGGCAAACCAATTGCTATTAATCTTAAATTAATTCACACTCCAGAACCAAAATAATACTTGACTTCTTATTAATTTAGTGCTATACTAAATGAAGTAATAAGGAGAATATGAAATGAGTAGATTTATTGCGGCAATGGATCACAGCGGTGGAAGCACAGGTGGCGTACTAGAACGGTACGAACAAGAATACACAGAAGACACTAAGATGGAGAAAGTTCATGCTATGCGTCTTAGAATGGTTAACTCACCTGACTTCAACGATAAAAATATTTGGGGAGCAATCCTCTACAGCGACACAGTTGAACGTGGAATGGTTCCACTCCTTAAAGCTAAAGGCATTGAAGCGTTTCTCAAAGTAGACAGTGGATGTAGGCCCGACGGCACACTTAAAGAGTTTGAGTTAGCACCGATGATCGGGTATGCTGTTAGAGAAGGATGTTATGGCACAAAGATGCGTAGCATTGTTAAGCATTCCGATACTGTTAAACTTGTAGTCAATCAGCAGTTTTCAAAAGCAAAGAGAATATTCGACGCAGGTCTAATGCCTATTGTGGAACCAGAAGTTCCAATTGACTCTAGCAAAAAAGAAGTAATTGAACGTCACTTAGTATCCTATCTAAAAACAGCATTACAGGGCTATGACGGTAAGTGTATTCTTAAACTAACCCCACCCGAAGAGACTAACTTGTATTCAGACTTAGTTAATCATCCTAAGGTAGAAAAGGTTGTGTTCCTAAGTGGTGGTTACAGTACAAACGAAGCATGTAACAGACTTGGACTTAACGATAATGTAACTGCTAGTTTTAGTAGAGCATTGTCAGAAGGCCTAACACACGGACAAACAATGTTTGAATTCAATGCTAAAATTAGTAGCAACATAAAAATGATATCTAACGCAGGGTCTTAGTATGAGTAATAGCAATATGAAAGTTAGCGCAGATCGTCGCATTCGCGATAAAACTATTAATCGGTTTGAAGTAATTGACGAAACCGGTAGGGTTATAGTTAGACATGGAGTAAGTGTCGAGTTAAACTATCAAGATGATGGCAAGACTTTGAAAGTGTTTCTAAAGGATATTAAACTTAGGGGACATCATGAAAGTTAAAGTTGGAGACTATCCTAGTAGACTTGTATGTAATATACATACTAATCATATGAATAAAAAGTATGAAGGCCTTTCATATGAAAATCAAACACACGAAGACCATGTGCTAGAAGTCATCGAAGAAGTAGTACAAAGCGTGTACAACGTGTTTAACTGGGTGTGGTTTGATAGACGCACACAAAAAGTAAAGGTACGTATTGACAAGTGGGACACTTGGAGTATGGACTCTACCCTTGCACATATTGTCCTGCCCATGCTTGCACAATTAAAGGCTACTAAACAAGGTGCTCCTGGTGTAGACAATGCAGATGTACCTAAAGAACTACGCATGAGCAAAAAGGATATGGCACAGTTTGCTAAAGATGGATCAACTGATGACAAGTTCTTTAAGCGTTGGGATTGGATCCTAGACGAAATGATTTGGGCGTTTAATCAAAAGTGCCGTGATGATTGGGAAGGTGACTTTTACGAGTATAAAGATGATGATACTGAACGGTTTGGTTTGAAACTTGTATGGGAAGACCGCGAAGGACAGCAAGCACACCAAGCACGTATGACTAACGGATTTAAACTATTTGGAAAATATTATGAAAATCTTTGGAATTAGTTTATTAGTACTGTTTCTAAACGGTTGTTCAACTACAGTTGCTATAGTAGATGTAACAGCCAGTACAGCAATTTATGCAGGCAAGACTGTAGTAAATACAATTGACGCTATAACACCAGACATTATAAACGGAGACTAGACTATGAAATGTAAGCAAGGCGACTTCGCACATATAATCTATTCAATTAATCCAGCTAATGTTGGAAGAGTTGTAAAGGTAGTAGAGTACATTGGAAAGTTTGAAGCTAATGAACAGTTTCAAGCATACGGTATGACATCTACTTGCCTTGTACATGATCATTATTGGTGGGTTGAAGCTGACGACCTTACAATATCTTTAGGACCTAGTCCTCGAGCGTATATTGCAGACACATGGCTAGAGCCAATTAAAAATCCAAACGAAGAACTAGAAGAAGAAAAAGAACTAGAGCTAGACTTAGAAACCTTCTAATTGTGCTGAATGCATATAAATAGTTGTATGCACAATACGATGGAAGATGACTTAACCATGCACTCTAGTGTGGTCTAGTCCGGCAGAACTTTACCCGATCCATATAGCCACAACCCAAGCACCACAGGGACAAGGCTACGTAATAGAACCTCAAGTAGAATACCAAGAGCAAGACTATTTGATAGTGCAACCGTCTGGGAAACCATACGAACTACACCAAAATTATGCAAGGAGATTATGGGTATGTTAGCAGAACTAGCAGTAGCAAATGCCGCCTTCAAGGTAATCAAAGCAACAATAAACAACGGTAG